AGATTGAGAATGAAGCCAGCGTAATCGCCAGTATCTGGGATCATCGCCCCGTTTGCCGAAAATTTTAGAACAACCACCATAACACTTTAGCACGTTAAAGTGTTAAACTTCACCGCGTTAAAGTGGTAACGTGTGAAAGTGTGAACAAATTATGTAACGAATATTAACAAACTATGAACTAAATAATATCAAGAAATCTTCTGATAAGAGGTTAAATAATATCATTGTATATCTTCTGAGATTTGCTATAATATAATCAGAAAGATAAAGAAAACAAAATAAAGAAAAGGAGATAGCAAATATGAGAAAATCAAAAAATTATTATAAGTTTATGGAGTACATGGCATTTGGAATCAGTGGTTGGCATGAGGACGCGGTTATGGTAGACAATGGAGTAATTGAATGTGTAGCATATCCAAAAGTTGCACATATCGAAGATTATTCAAAATTATATAAATGTAACTATGACAAAATGACAATGGATAGTGATAACACATGGTTAACAATTAAATGTGTTCTGGTAAATGAAGAAGTGATTAACGTTTATTATGTTACAAATGAATATAACTTATATATTGGACAATTGATATTAGACGATTACAGAACACAAAAACAAGCGTTAGATGCAATTCATAAGAAAGTTGTTTGTTTCTTCTTAAATAGCCGTGAATTTTGTGAGTTACATCCAACAGAAGAAGAAATTAACGAATATGAAGAAACAGAAACAGGCGAAGAAACCACCAACACAACAGGCGAAGGAAAAAACAATGAACTTAAGGGACACCTTTACATCGACACTGATAGCGTAATAATCGCCCCATTACCAGAAAAGAAAGTTTCAGAGTCCTACCGCAAGCACTTACACGCAATTATGAATCCAGAATGGCATCACGTAAGCTTAGCCACTCTCTCAAATATCGACATTAACATGTTGGATGAAAAAAGGCAGAGATATTTTAAAATTTATCAAGAGCTGATAAAAACAATACAAGATTTGCATAAATGCAAGACAGCGGCAACTTATGAAATCAGATGGTGGAAATTCAAACAGGCAATTACGGATGATATACTATATAGAGAAACTACATTATACATGACTAGATATCTCGATTTAAAAATATCTATGTGTAATGTAGAGTGTGGGTTATGGACTTCTTCAGATGAAAAGGCAACTGGATTTAAGAAGTCACGTAGATACGGACACGCAACATTAAAATAGTAAATATCATAGCTGGCATAACGGCTTGACGGTGAGAAATGGAGTAAATATGAATCTTTATGGAATCGAAAAGCGCAACACAATCGAATATTGGGTGAAAGGAGAATTAAATGACACAAAAATTTAAGTATTATGTAACACTTGCATATCTTGACACATCTGAGGATGATGTAAAATTTGAATACATTGAAAATCAAGCTTACAACGCTAAAGACGCGGTAGCGTTGGCAAAAAGCTATATGTCACAATTTGGCAATGTGCAAGGATTGACCGTAATTGAAGTATCACGCGAATAGAAAGTGAGGGACAATATGAGAATTTACATTCCATGTTATACGTGTAGTGAATGGACTGTAGTAACACTAGAATCATCAGAGTGTAACTTATATAAGCGACACTGCGAAGGTTATACAATTTTTGCATACAACAACGCAATTGCATATAACGGAGATAACATTTTTAATAACATTCAAGGGGCGTATGGATATATCAATAAAGACTATAGCGAAGCGAATAAGCATAAAATTGACGTAAACAATATTAAATGGAAAAATAGAAAGTGAGGATTGACCATGGATGCATTAACCACAAAACAGAAATACCAGATGTATGATGAAATCGGAGAATTAGTTCTCAAATATGGCAAGGACAAAACAACAAAACGAATGATTGCATCATTTTTTCAAGAAGTCCAAAAGGTTGAAACTTCAAAAGAGCTTATAAGCATGTCATTTGTCTTAACATCCCTTAGATATCTTCTGGAAATCACATTCCCAACCAAATAACAAAAAATACAGCCACCATTTGGTGGCTGTATTTATTAAGAACCGAACTTCACGCCATAGCCGTATATAAAAATTTCTTTCGCAATAAGCGGATCATTATTGAAATTATATGTCACATTGGTGGTATGAATATTCTTCAATGAAATAGTCTTAGCAGGTGTGGTATCAATAACACAATCTCCAAAAGGTAAAAAAATGTGAGTACCAAATGTACCATCTGTTTTATAAGCCTTGAATGTGAACCCCAGTGGAATGACAATATCATTATCTTGTTTGTTAATTGAAATATCGCCAACGTTTCCACGCCAATAATGGTCATCCAGATTGTAAACTACGCTCACAGTGGGGAGATCATCAATGTATTCACTAGCATATCGTACAATCTTTGTTTTCTGTAATGATGATATATCATGCTCGATACTTTCCCCCCAACTATCCACATACTCGAACGCATTAACAACTTCATCCCTCAGCTTTCTCACCCCACGCCAAAACGCAAGATTGGAAAACCTTTCTGGTAAATTCTTCATTGGTTCTAAATATTTCAATAAATTCATATATAATACCTCTCTTTCTAATTAACCATTCTCAGCGATACAATAAATATATAAATCCCAGGCTGTTGCAATTGATACATCTTCTGCATTTGGTACAGCCGCTAAGGTAATGCTTTGTGGCACAATTGCAAGTTTTGCATTAGTTCCAGTTTTTGGAATTTGTAAACGTACATCGGCTTGTACAGCAAAACTTGTATATGCCCACTTATTATCAATTTTAACAATGGTACTGTCTTTAGTTAAAAAAGGAATGTAACTTGTCATAAGCTTAACTTCATCCATCGTGTACCCAAACTCTTGTGTTAATGTAAGGTTGAAAAAACCATTAGCGGGATATAAAGCATCAGCCTTGAAATTTGGTGCAACGTCATTTATTTGTGGAATGGTTGGTTTAGAAGTCCAGACGCTTTTACGTACCGCAATGAATGGTAACTTTACAAGAGCAACAGGTTGACCTAAATAGCCTATTTGAATAGTTCGCTTCGGTTTTGTCACTGTGTCATGCCATTTTAAATTGTTGGATAATTCCCAGTTTGATTTACTGTCACCGCTTGCGAAGTCAATAACATTTGTGCAAAACCAGTCCCACCATGCACCCCAAACGGTCGCCCAGACTGAATCATTGTCGGTTAAATCAAGAATTGTCTGAGGTGGAATGATGTTAAGATTCTTCAACAAATCTTCCAACTTTTTCACCCTAGCTTCTAACGCTGACATGTCAGCTTGAATTTGAGTAATTGAATTGTTTATATTTTCAATTGATTGCTTAATATTGTTAATTTCAGTTTCAACAGTTGTCAATCTGTTTTCGACATTGTCTAAACGCTGTTCAATATTTGTAATATCACCTTCAACAGTCGTTAATCTGTTTTCAACATTGTCTAAACGTTGCTCAATATTTGAAATGTCATTTTTTATATTAGTCAATTCGGTTTGGATGGACTCTAACTCATTTTCGATATTCGTTACTCTAGTATCAAGTGACTCATACTTTGCATACAAATCTTTTAAAGATTCTTCTACACTTTTCGCCCACGCATTAAATTCGTCATTAAATTCATTCAATGCGTCAATAACATCATTCAACTTCGCCCACAAAGCACATACCTTTTGTAGAAGTGACAAACAATCATCAAAAAGCAAAGGAATCGTAAATTGATGATGCCAACAAAAGCCCAAATGCTCTTTGTTAGGCGGATTGATAATAGGTATATTCGCCATAGTTACACCTCACTTTCATAATTCTACTCACATTATAACACAAGTTCCGCTTTCGTCAATCACCTAAAAAGCCCCAAAAAATTATGTTTCAGTTTATCACAAATTTCCGTCTCAAAATCCCACACGGCAGTTGTATAAGTCTGAGCATTAGCCGCGGCAGTCCCACTTGAACCGCTGTGCGTGGTAGAATCATCCACATGATTTTTGGTCACATTTGTCAGATAGTTGTCATCCAATAAATCTGTCTGACCTTGTGGAGTGTCCAAGAATTTGTGCCAATCATCGGAAGTATGAACGTTTTTGCTGTTGTCCGTTTCAAACATATTCTTTGCGTTATACGCTTCAAACCTTGCTTTAAGCTTGATATTGAGTTCGGGCATAATTCTCGCCATGTCACCTCTAATGTGCTCTCGGAAAAGAAAGTCTGTCTCATAACCAATTTCCCATTCCAGAAAATGTCTTACAATCATATCGTTAATAGGCTTTCTAAACTCCTCACTGAAAATCGGATAATCGTCAAGACCAAAAGCCGCAAAATCATAATTATCAAACAAGCTTTTGTTCGACTTCCTGTCATTGCCAATCTGTGAATTTTGTAAAATGTCATACACACGCATTGTATAAGTAGCACCCACATCATACCAATACTTGTCATTGTCTACAAAGTTAGTATCAATCATTGGAATTGTCATCTTCACCAGCCCCCTTTTCTTGAGATTCCAAACCAGCGTTTTTCACAGTTTCCACGGTGTCACGGTTAGTATTCATAACCGTGAATTGGTCTAGCAAACCAGCATCGCCAATTACTCTATCATTAAACGTTGCCTTAACATCAAGCCCGAACTTAGCCTTGCATTGATCACAGAAATTTTGTCTTGCTGTTTCGTAGCTGTTACGTAGCACCATTAAAGTAGGTGCATCTTGCATTACTTCAAGGCTTGAAACTTGTGCAACTTTTGACTGTGTCCTACCATTGACACCCAGCATAAACATAAAGTCTGACATAAGCATAGACTTTAACTGCTCCACACTACCAGCCACGAAAGGAGCTGGTGTCTGATACACAATTTGGCGAATATCGTCATATTGACTTTTTAAAGGTGACATATCCCTAGTAAATACAACAGGTTTATGGCCAGCAATTTGTTCATACAAATTGGCAAAAGTCATTTCCTGTCCGTCTGGTGCATTCAAAACGGCTGGTGTGTTCTGTGCTTTCAGATTGACATTTATACACCTGTCACATTCATATAGCAAAGCCGCGAAGTGCCGACACAAGCCGTCGATGGAAACAATGTCGTAATTTGTAAACGGGGATAGGCTAGCGGTAAGCGTCGCAACTTCTTTAATATCTCTAGTAACACTGTTCGTAAACGTCTGACACTGATACTTTGTCGCGCCACCGTACCATGTAAGTGTGCTTGCCGCCACACATTCACCAACAACAAAAAATTCAGATTCCTTCCATAGTCCGCCCAGCTTGCCTAAAACAAAATTCTCGTTTAAAATGCAATTTGCATGACGGTATATATCATCATCCTCAAACGGTAAACCTTCAAAAGTCCACGCATCAACAGCAATCCTACGAAGAAAACTGTAATATAGTCCAATCGTCAGCAGATTTTCCGCTTGTGTGTTCTGATTTTTAGTATTTCTTTTCAAACTCATACACCTCACTTTCTATTATTAACGTTCCACGTGGAACATGGAAAATAGAGCGTTGACCTTCATCCTCACCCCTCACCCCTCAGCCCTTAACCTTCTACCTACATTTTACCAGATTGACCGTGATTGTCAACGATCAATTTTCAGTGGTAAAACATTAGCAAAGTATTTCAAAGACCAATACGGACAAAACATACTTCTAGCATCAATTCCCCCTATTGGTGGGGGCGGTGTTGTTGGTTGTACAACCTCAGTTGTACCGCTACCTGTTGCACTTCCAGCATTTCCACCAGCCGGATTGACGGGGGCTTTTGAGTCTGAGTCTGAAATTGTACCTTCGCCAATTTGGATAACGCCTGTTTGCGCCGCCATGTCTGCAAAGACGCGGTTGTACTGTGTAGTTGTCCATCTGTCTCCGTCATAGTAACCAGTTTTCGCGTTTTGCCGTGCCATGACTAGCTTTATCCAATCGCTTTCTGTCTCTTTTCCAGTAGTTCCAGCAAATATATCTTTGACAGCATCCCAGTGTCCACTATCACGAATTGATATACTTGCGGCTGTACCTACGGCATAAGCGCCAATGTTAGATACATCATAGCCTAAATGTTTTTGTATGTTTGTTCTAATAAGTTGATAGTAGTCGTTAAACATTGCCCAGTTTTGCATTTTTGAAAATTCGGCGAGGTGGTTGTTTGTATAGTCTATGAAAAGCTGTTTAAGCCCAGCGTTGTTGATAAGTGCTGGATTTTTTACACCCAAATCAATGTACGGTTGAAATCCACTGAAGAGGTTCGGGTACTGTTGCACACAAAATTGCATAAATGGCACTAGACCGTATTCATAGTCAAACTGATATCGCCCGTAAGCTTGCCCACCGTCACCGTTTATATACCAACCGCTAGTGTCAGTATATTCTTTACTAGACTCGAAGTATTGCCAATTTATCCACATTCGCGCGCCTACTTGCTCATCTTCTTTCTTTTCTTCTGGTACTGGTTGATGTGATTCTGAATTTTGCACAACTACCGCTGTATGCCCTGGCATATGTAGAATGTCGCCAACTTGCAAGTTGTCGCCTGTTGTTAAGTATTTACTGTCATACAATATATCAAATAGCTCTGTATTTTTAAGCTGTTCTAGTTCGTTGTATGTATTCATACTTGTACTAACGAAAATATTAAGGCAATTTAATACACATGCAACTAAAGCAGAGCAGTCAGTAGCGCACGGTACTTTAACATCTTTAGGTTTCCACCCGACTTTTCTACATTCATTTGTAAAAGTTTCCCGTCTATGTTGATTATATCCAACATTTTGATTATCACATGATTCTATCATAAGCGTAGCAATAGCGCGGGCAACGTCTGGACGGTTGCGAATGCGTGCAATCCAGTCCCAACGCCTACCGTCTCCAGTTTGTGGAAACCAACCTGTTACACGGACTTCAAGTCCGTTTTGATCTCCGTCTCTACCACCCCATAAATTGCCGTTTTCATCTTTAGACGCTTCTCCAATATATGTTGCCATATCAACCGCCCTCACTTTCTGGAAAATGATTTTCCAATATTTTATCAGTGCGTTTAAAATTTGAAATGCCATGCCAAAACCACACACCACTATCAAGGCGATTTGTGATGTATGCGATTGCGTTTTGTGGCGCGTCATTTGCCGTGACAATCGCACCGCTTGTGTGTACATAGTTTACAATTGGCAAAGAATCAATAACAATGTCGGCAAGACTGCCATTGTAGTTGTAGCCATACATGCAAAAATAATTGTTAAATTTCTTGATATCTTGCAAAGAAGGGTAGTACCACGCAACTGATATCATAGGAAAAAGAGCGTTATACATTGCAATTGTGCCTGTTGGGTTGCCAATAGTAAGGTCTGATTCTTCAAATTTTGCACCCAAATTTTCCGCGAAAGTCTCAGCGGCTTGAAGCTCACCTTTAATGTCAAGTGAAAAGAGATTTCCAATTGATGCAACTCCAAAATTGCCAAAATCGCGCATAACACCGCTGTTGTTTAGCTGTGTAGTCGAAAGTTGAACACTATCCCATGTACTACTTGCAAGCGAGTAGTCGCCATTAGTTCCGTTTCCGTACTGCTCTGGTGTTATAACAATACCGCCTAATTGTGACTGGTTAGCCGCCCACTTAAACTTAAATTTTTTTGCGAGGAGTGCAGACTCATCAAAATAACGAAAATCATATTCTTTAGCACTTCCACCGCAATTGACTGTTAACTTGTTAAATTGTGGGGAAGTGTAAAGCTTATTCCACAAAGGTTTTTCAACAAAGGATTGCACCAACTCAACCTCTCCTGTTCTGTTGTCAACCTTATCAAGATTTTCGCCGCTTATGTCAGTGGCAAAAAACTTTGGCACGTGATAAGCTCCGATAATATCCTCTTGTCTACCACATTTTGCATACCGTTTAACCACCTCAAGCGCTTGTGTTCTGGAAAGCTTACTCGTGTTGCTTTGGACTATGCCGCCACATTCGCAAGGGTTGACAGATACCAACGAAAAGAAATTATTGATTTGCCCATAATCGCCCATGGCGAAATTTGCGATTGCCGCGTAAAAATCACTAGAACGGTTTTCGTAAGTGTCCGTATTGTTTGCGGTCATGAGATAAACGGAGTCGTCATCATCTTTTGAAAAGCCGTACTCAGTTCTTGCAATTTCCCACCTGTCAACTTGTGTGGGTTCGGGGTAAAAGTTTGCAAAAAGCCCGTCACTTGCGGGGTGCTGTCTCATGACTGGTGATGGATGGAAGGTAAATTTGTCGATATAGGTTGCCCAGTAATCAACAGATGTATTTACATATGTCAATTTATTGTTTACGTACTGATAATCAATGATATATGCAAATTCAAGTCTTGATTCATTTTGATATGCCATGTAGTTATAGCGTTTAATTTCATCTGCTCGAACAGGACAACGAAACGTCTGCCCCTGTCTTTCCCACGTTACATTATCGTAGCGTTTATATGGAAGAACGCTGAGAAGTTCTTTTAAAAACCCCTCAGCGTTTCTTTCTGTTGGGATTAACAAATGCTTACCGCTGTCGTCAAATGGCGAATCAAACAAGTATACAGTTGTCATAAAATCCCCCCTTTATTTATGCCTGTTTACAAATCGCAACAGCATTTCCCCACGGTCTAATGCCGTATGTTTGCCATACGTTTAGATACTGATTCTGGTAGAGTCCCGCTGCATTGTAGAAGTCACCGCTTGTACTTAAGTTGTCGCGGTATTCAAATGTATTAACATCGGCAAGCACGGCAAGAATATTTTGGTCATCATTGATGGTTTTCCAATACTTTGTTACTGTGTCAACTGGTGAATCGAAATCGAGATAATCAAAGTTAGGGAAAGGTGTCACACGTCCAACAAGGTCTGCTTTACTCATGTTGAAAGCTCCTGCTAATGTTTCAACGTTGCAATTGACAAGCACATCACTTCTTACAAACAGATAGAGACTGTCAGACGGTGTCCAAGTGATAGCGGGTGTCGCGTCTGTAATTCCCTGTGCTTTTGCATATGCCTGATAATTGTTAAAGTCACTTGAAGCATGTGTGATATCAAGTGCAATTTTCTGAATGGTCTTGATAAAGCCGACAGATGAAGCGGCGGGGTCTGCATCATCCCATGCAATTTCCTTCTTAACTACTACGTTGTTTTTAACAGAAGTCTGAATCAACTTCTTGATAAGGTTTTCTTCCTCAATCTCGTTCCCGCTGAAAAGACTTGTCACCATGCCTGTCACCATACTGTCAAGCTGCTCCCATGACGTGAAAGCACCTTCCATAAGTTCACGCGGGATTGTTACTGGAAACTGTCGTCTACGATTCTGTCGGAAATAACAAGTTTTAACGTCTGGTTTTGTAACATTCAAAAGCGTTGCTCCAAGAGAAATATCATAATCACGCCCCATGGCAGGATTGACGTAATTCATTTCCATATCGGTTCCGAGTGGAAAACCTTCCTTTTTCAACATTTCATACTGATTGGTATACATCTTAGATTCCACGGACTGGATGACAATTTTATTTACAACATAGTGTAAAAATTCATTCATGAATGGAGCATATTTGACGATTGGCGTCATGGCGTGACTAATGGAAGTTGCCACGGTAACTTCGCCTGTTGCCCTCATGTATTCGTTTGAGGAATTTTTTCTCGCATCGTTAAAAAGATTTACTCCGCGCTGTGCGCTTGACAGCGGTTTCGTTGTTTTTGCCATAATTTTCTACCTCACTTTCTATAACATTAACTATAATAGCTTAAAATATCATCGGTTGTGACTTCCTCTTTTTCTTCTTCCTCATCTTCTTTAAGTTTTGTGGACGGAGAAATGGTAGTTGTGACACGGTTGAACAGCTCTAAGTTTTGTTTACTAAGTCTGTCGTTTTCCGTTTTTAGTGTTGCGTTTTCTGTTGCAATTGCCTTTTCCGCTTCATTTGAAGCTTTTGCCATGTCTAGCACATCTACAACGATTCTTCGCATTTCATCAACCGTCATGCCGTCTGGAATGTTTAAAGTAGTTACCATCTTTTCAATATCAATCATGCTTTCGCCCCCTCATAGTTAATATTAGCAAAGTGGAAACTGTGTTCCCATTCATATTCTGCAATTCTGCCAAGTTCGATAGTGTGACCCTCTTTTGGCATGTGCAGAAAGAAACCATAGCCAATGTCAATTCCAACATGTCTACCTTTACCGCCAAAAGATGAATACAATCCGTTTCCTTCTGTTCCTAGAAGCGGTGTAGTCTTTTCTGCTCCGTCATGATAGTGTCCAGTGCTATAATTTTGCACACCTACAACGGCGGAGACAAAACCGCTACAATCATATCCAATTTTACCACGCGAGAACGCTTTATAAGCGGCTAACTCTTGCGTTGTATACTTCGAGAAATACGCTGGTTCAAGGCTGATTAAATTGTTCATCACTTCATCGGTTAGGACTTGCCCTTTTGCACCGTAAAAATATGCGTATTCATCACGGTGATAAAACATAAATAACGCTTTTTTGATAACTTCATAATATGTCATTCTTTTACACCACCTTCCAACTCTGTTTTAATCTCTGATATCATTTCCCTAAGGGAGTTGATTGCATTTGTAAGCTCTTTTGTTTCCTCTTTGTGAACGTCTGTTTGGTACTTGATATAGTAACAAAGAATTAACGTCATGCAAATAGGAAAGCCGACACTTGTAATCATTTGCGTAACTACGCTAATATCCATCTTGCACCTCACTTTCTAAAAGGTGGGCGTGTCTCCACGCCCGTGCTGACAGTTTGCACAACTACCCCGTTCTTCGCGGTCTGTCTGGTAGTCCCTAACTATAGTTTAACATATATTTAATTTCTGTCAATAAGTACACGTTTGATTAAGTCATTAAATTTTTCGCTTGCCGCTTTTGAGCTTGCACAGATTTGTGACGTTCGTTTATAGTATAACATCCACTCAATCAATTTTCTTGTTGTCGGTAAATATAACTCATTTGTGAGTATATTGTTTTTTGATTTATATTTACCGTCTACAATTACCATTGGACAACGTTGTTTTTCTGGAAAAATTACTGTTATTCCAAAGTCTGCTATATAGACACGGTTGGTTTTAACCGTTAACTCTGCGTACCACTTCCATGATAAATGATTAAAAATGTCGGGGTATACTTCTTCTTGCCAAACTCCATTTATAGTCATGTCATTTGTTTGGGACTCATAAACGGCTAAATGTTTTGACACGTGTGCTTTTTTTGGCGGTTCGGTATACAGAACACAAATTTTCAGTGCATCGCCATCCTCAAGTTTACGATTGAAAATGTAAACTTTTCCCTGTTCTAGTTTACGTGCATCAATGTTGTAATAATCAAACAGAGGGCTTTTGGGGTTGATACTGTTTGCACATGCTACAATTTTAACATCTTTTCTTCTTCTAACTATAGTTGAAAGCTGTTGACTATAACCTTTCAAAAATTCATTTCTGGAAAGTGGTATAATTGTAGTAGTGTCAACATCTTCGATAAATTCATCTAAAAATATAGTTTTAACGCTATCGTATCCATTACCTTTGTATTTCATCCATGAAGCTATTGAAGAACTATAGCCACATGGTGAGTATACCCATTTATTGTTACGTCCCAATTCTTGTTTGCGGTAAACACCACTATAGTAATTCAAGTTCGCTTCTTCTTTCCATAGCGTTTTTTCAACATACGGCTTGATGTTGGCGACTGCACCCCATGCTCTACCACGGATAAGATAATCTTCGCGTGTACGCATGTATACAAATTGCGCACCAGTCGCGTTATAGTCGTCAAACAATCCCTTAAAAACAGAGTATGTTTTACCAGCTGAGCGTTCACCAAAAACAATGTAAACATCAGCGTTTAAAGTATACAATGATGGAATGTTTATATAGGTTTCGTCACCTACTGTTATATAAAGATTTTCAATTTCCATGTTATTCTCCTATCTTTTCTAATATTATTGGTGATAAGTGTTTCGTTTTTACCGTAAACTTTTCTAAACGTTTACTTATATCCACATCTGTATTTTCTATCTTTCCATTTTTTGTTATTATTGTCGGTTTGATGCTGTAAACGTCAATTCCAATTAAAGCTCCATATTCTGGACTTATTGACAGAGTGTATGTAGTGTCCTCTATCCACGTGCCACCATTGTCGTAAGTTGGAATTGAGTTTGTTGTTGGGTGTGATATTGTACGCCCAGATACGTCTTCGTCGAAGGTTGTAAAAATTTCAAAATCTTCGATTGATTTTAGATATTTTACAGCTTTTTTAGACAATCCCGAAACTGTCATTTTTAGCGTGCCGTCAGCTTCTTGATATATGTACTTTTTTGCACCAAAAGTCTTGAATTTCAACCATGAACCTTTCTTTTTTGTTTCCCAATCAAAAACTCCCAAATCTGGTAAAGTGTAGTCAAGGTCATAACGCTTAATAGCAAGGTTGACTTTATATGTTGCGTATTCGTTATATCCATTTATAACGTCTAAACATTCTTCTCGATTGATAACTTTCGCGCTGTCGGTGTCACAATATAGTACATTTCTATCAATTCTTGCTACTATGTCGTGCATTAAATGGTAGCGTGTCCACGCGGGTATGAAAACACCTATTTGATAAGGTAAGAAACTTCTAAACGATTTATAAAATTTCTCAAGCTGCGCGGAAATTTCTTCTTTGTTTGTGATTGCACAGTGTTCTAAACTCCACTCCGTGCCGTCAAGTGTAACAACGTCGTGAATAGGGTCTTGAACAAACATTCCATAAAAAGAGTTAACGCGGTTCTTTGCTTTTCCGTAATTGAGTTCTTCGCCCTCTACATCTTTTAAGCTTTGTTTTTTATTGTAATATTTAAGCATAGTTGAGACTATACCAGACGGCAAGTAGTCAGCTCTACAATAGTAGCATTCGTCAACACGGATAGCATCTATTTTGTACATGCGTAGAATAATAGCAAGGTCAAGGCTAGTGCATGTTGTTTTTATCATGTCAGCTTTATAAATTCGCCCGTTATCAAGTACGCTATCGCTTGAGACTTCGCAATGAGACGATGATAGAAATGTCATTGTACCTTTTGCGCGAACGTTCTTCGCTGTGATTGTACAGATGAAAAGATAATTGTCTGTGTTAATTAACCGTTTTAAATCGTAAATATTCGCGTTTGGTAAACGCTTGAGAGGGGCGATAGGAAACTTTTCTGTTGCTATGGCAAAGGGATAGGCACTACCGAAGTCGTAACTATCCACATTTTCCATGATTTGTCCCGCGTACATATAGTTAGCGTGAGTATAGCCGCCCATGAAAGCTTTTCGACAAATCACATATCTGTCATAGTCAAGCGAAGTATTCCTAAACATCTTCATCCACTTAGCATCTTTTTTCATAATAGCGCGAAGCTCATCACGTAAAAATCCCGTATTTGTGTATGGAAATTCGTAAAAAGGTTTACCTTCCTGTTCTTCCAACTGATGGATTTTCGCCACCATGATTTCAACATCTCGATATGTGTAGCGTTCTTTGTCTTGCGGCAATGCTTCGCCTGGTTTTACGATATCTTTATAGTTCATTTCAAGCTTTTCGAGTCCCACGTCTTCTCCACATGCCGCAAGACCCTTATTAGTTAACTTATAGCTGCATCGAAACTCTAAAACATCATCTATAATAAGATATAGCGGTTCGTGAGTATCCATGTAGAAGCCGCCTGTCATGGTGTGTCCTTCTAAGTTCCTAATTATAGCTTCCATTTCATATGATAAGTTATGCACATAAACAATGATGCGGTTCTCGCCTTGAGTTGCAAATGTTTGATATTGGCTATGCAAGTAATCATATAAATTTGACCATGATGAGCATGTGTTATAGTTATAGTCACTATCCATCACCGACCAATGCCATGTATAGATTATGTCACAATCTTCTGTTATGTGTTCGTGAGTCGTTTCAATGTCAAAACAAAGAAACTTTTTACAATATGAAATTTTTTCTTTTCGTTTTGCCATTGTCTATACCTCGCCTTAAATATCTTCAAAATCCTCTTTTAAATCTAACCATTGCCCAGATGAACCTTCACGTTGAACGTCTAAAAACCACTTATCAAGATCAACTTTCTCAAACTCAAACGGTCCCCATTGACCCGTCTCATATGACCATTTAGCATTGCTTAGTAACGTTTCACTATCGTACTGCTCACCTTCATGCGCTGATTGCCACATGCCCATGTATACAACCATCGCTTGCCATTGGTCAAATGTCAAATCTTTGAGTTTTGGATGGTTCTCTTTAAGCTTGTTAAACGCTGTATGTTGCAATTTCACGTAGCCGCTATAAGTTGACTGTTTAGCGTTTAAAATGTTGATCGCTGTTCTAACTTTCTTGTACAGTGCTTGTGTGGATAACCCTTGATATCTTATGTCAAAACCTTTGTATCTGTCATATACTGGGTTGATTTGTCCAGTGTACTTTTTGCCGCGTTCACTGAAATATGTGCTTAATGTTTTTAATCTGGTTTGTGCTCTTTTACCTAAAGTTCTTAGAAGTAATAGAAGCTCTTGTTTTGTATAGTGCTGTTTAAGTAGCGTGTACTTATCGTTAGATACTTCATATAATACACCTTTTGCGCGTTGGACTTCACCAACACGCTCTTTTTGCTTACTTGCCATAAATTTCTACCTCTCTCTCTGTAAAAGGCTCAATGTAGCCACTTGCGATTGCGTTTTGTATCATTTCATCTGCCGACATGTGATACAGTGGTGCGTAAGTTTCAAGTGAGCTTCTAACTTCTCTGTAATACTTGAGTCTTAAAACGGGTGTTTTGATATCATCAAGTGCTCTCAAGACGATAGCGTGCTGAAGTTCTAATAATTGGCTTTCCAAATACATATTCATACCTCACTTTCATTTTGTTCTTTTAGTTTAACATATAAATATGAACAAATATGAGATATTTTGTTAATAAATTGTTAACATTATGACAATTATATAAGGGACTGTTTCCAGTCCCCTTATAGATGCAAAAAAACGAACAAACTTGATTAGTTTCCGTTCTATTATTTGGTGTCAACCGCACTGTTGACCGTCTGCCGCGTTTAAAAGCTTCTTACCATAATTTTAAAGAATGTCTGTCCAGAGTTCCTTGAAATACCTGTTGTACATTCAATGATAAAATCATGCCCATCTGCAATAGCATCCGTTAACAAATCGGAAATCTTGTCAATTTCACGTGTAACACCTGTTGCGTAAATGCCAAAACCTTCTTCAGTTTCCATACAGAGATAGTAAGTGATTTTCCCTGTCACATCATCAGTACCAACTACAATTCCTAAAAGCTTACCAGATGGTTTTGCATCCTTCGCAAGTGCTGTTGTACCATTGATTTTTACGAGCTTTACGCATTTTTCGTCTCCAGATACCAGTTCAAATTTCTTCATAATTTTAAATCTCCTTTTTTTGTGTTATTTGTTTGAAGTGTAATGTTATGTAGTTTTGATCAAATTATATTATATTGCGTGTTGTGTTATGGTCTACGGTGGTATACCAGATACATAAAAATCATAATCTATCTCGTAACGTGTAAAAGTTACGATAGTGCGTTTTATCGCCATTGTTAAAAGTAAAAGTGTAGTAGACAACTTTCTCTGTTTCCACTCTTTGCAGCTCTCCTCTGATTTGATTTGTAAAGTGCCCCATACAGAGTAGAGAAGAATCGAGGTCGTAAAAATTGATTGTTCCATCTGATAAAGTCTCCTTTATGGTGGTGCGCTTGTCAACGAAGTTTATTCGAGTAGAATCTGGAATGTTGATTCTTTTAATCGGTTTGACCTTCATGTTCTTCCCCCTCTAATTCAAAGAGTGTAAAACGCACCGCGTCTTCAATTTCTTCAAGACCTAAAATGTCTATAAGATCTTCACCCTCATTATTGATTATTGCCAAACATTTTACCATCCCAACTCTAGCGTCTTTCCATCCTGGCTTTATTGTTGTAAAATCTCCATCATTGATGTGCGAAATGACAAAACTATTAAAATTGTATAGTCCTATAGATACCGCGTTAGCGGCAATTTTCTTCATCATCTTTTTAACATCTTCACTTTCAACTTTTGACACATTTTTCCCACTCTTGATATTTTTCTCAGCTAATAAAATTAACTCTCTCTTTTCATTAAATGTCATTGTTTCAATCCTCACTTTCTTTATTTGCGTTTGATGTTTGTTTCTTTCTTGTTACATCTATATAGTACCATGGTTTGATTTTTTGTCTAGTGATATTTTTTAATTTCATGTACGGATTTTATTGATCTTTTATAGTTCATAGTTTGTTAATATTCGTTACATAATTTGTTCACACTTTCACACGTTACCACTTTAACGCGGTGAAGTTTAACACTTTAACGTGCTAAAGTGTTATGGTGGTTGTTCTAAAATTTTCGGCAAACGGGGCGATGATCCCAGATACTGGCGATTACGCTGGCTTCATTCTCAATCT